TTAGTACACAAGTTTTTCTAATTTTTGCTCTAACTCTCTGTCCATTTTCTCTGTTACATGTGTATACACCTTTATAGTCGTTTTTTCATCTGTATGTCCTACTCTTTTCATAATTGCTTTTAACGATATATTCATTTCCGCCAATAAACTTATGTGTGTATGCCTTAGTGTGTGAGTAGTAACTTTTTTATTTATATTTAATGATTCTGCAGCTGAGGACAATCGTTTGTTTATCCTACTGCCTTGCATAGGGTTTCCTTGGCAAGTTGTGAATATAAACCCTCTATCAACATAGCTTGGTTCCCATTGTTGCATCTTTTTATTTTCTAACATTATTTTTTTCAATACATTTGCTATCCTTGAATTGATGGCGATTTTTCTTCTTGAACCTGCGGTCTTAGTAGTATCTTTGTGACCAAATCCAGCATTACATTTGATTCTGTGAATAGTGCCATTAATATCGATCGTTTTATTTTTGAGGTCTACATCTTTAACTTGGAGAGCTAATAACTCACCTATGCGCATACCTGTTAAAGCTTGAACTTCTACAGCCCCAGCAACTAAAATACGAGCTCTATACTGCATGTTATTATCGTTCAGTATAAAATCGCGTATCTGTATTACCTGTTCCATCTCTAAATAGTTGTACATTTTCGCTTCTTCTTTTTCTATATCTTCTATCGTCTTACTCTTCTTTGGTAGTGTGACGCTATTTAATATGTGTTCGTTTGGATAATTGTAAAATTTAACGGCGTATTTAATAGCTTCTTTCATATGTCCAAGTTGACGCTTTACCTGATTTTCAGAATATATGTTTGATAATTCGTTAATAAATGTTTGCATGTACTTTGTATCAATTTTGTTTAAAAGTAAATTTTGAGAACTGTTCTTTTTGATGTTTTTGATTCTTGTTTTCAAATTATCAAGCGTCGTTACTTTAAAGCCAGATGTTTTTATATGATATTCAATCCATTCATCTAATAGCGCGTGAAAAGTCAAAGTTTTTAATTCGCTTGACGACTTGTTGTTCAGTTTTTCTTTTATTTTTTCTTCTAAACGAAACATTGCTTCTTTTTGAGATTGTTTTGTATTCTTGTTCAACACAACACTTACGCGCTTCCATTTATCTGTGTATGGATCTTTGTACTTCTCGTAATATCTGTATTTAGTTTCGTTATTTTTGTTTTTAAATTTTTCAATCCACATGTTTATACCTCCTGAGAGAACGTACGTTCTGTAAATTTGTAAAAAATAATAAGGGTAGGTGGGCTACCCAAAATTTAGTACTAGGTACTAAATATGTTATAATAAAATAAAAAGTAGGTGATAAGATGACTCAATTTCTAGGGGCGCTTCTTCTTACAGGAGTTTTAGGTTACATACCATATAAATATCTAACAATGATAGGTTTAGTTAGTGAAAAAAACAAGATTATCAATACTCCTGTATTATTGATTTTTTCTATTGAAACATGTTTGATATGGTTTTATACTTTTATAATTTTTAATAATGTTGATTTAAAAAATTTGAGTTTACTTCAGTTGCTTACAGGTCTAAAAGCAAATATTTGGTTTCTAATTATTTTTGTTTTAACAGTGCTTGTATTTAATCCTTTAATTGTTAAATTCATTATCTGGTTAATTAATGAAACAAGAAAGTTTATGAATTTGGATTGTATAAGCTTATTAGACAAAAGAGACAAGTTGTTTAATAACAACGGTAAACCAGTATTTATAGTTATTAAAGACTTTGAAAACAGAATCATTGAAGAGGGTGAACTTAAAACCTATAATTCAGCTGGTAGCGATTTCGATTTACTAGAGGTTGAGCGACAAGATTTCAAAGTATCTGATTTACCGTCAAACGATGAATTGTATATTAAACATACACTTGTAGACCTTAAACAACAAATTAAATTGGATTTATATTTAATGAATGAATATTAATCTTTTTTCTTAGCTTTTTCTGATAAAGTGCTTTTTAAGTTTTCGCTGGCACCCGGCTTTTCAAAACTTTTGTTTATTGGGTTACTACGGGTAGCTTCTTGTTTTTTGTTTTTATCCGCCATAAAATTCTCACCACCATTCAACGTCTACACTAGTAGGCGTTTTTGAATTTTTTTTAATCCTTTTTCTCGTCACGCTATATAGGTACTTTTAATCGTAATTAAAGCCAAGTTTATTTAAAATCTCTAAATAATCTGACGACTTTGCCCGTAATGTTTACGTCATTTATTTTTGACATTGGGTAGCTTCTATCTTTAATGGTAACGTAATTAGATAATCGCTTTAGGGTAAATGTGTCATCTGAGTTAAATATAATTTCACAAAAATATTCATCAGTTTCGGTTCCGTTCTCTGGGAAGAAAACGGTTATTATATCTCTATCAAAGATAAAGTCGATTACATCATCATCTTGATCTAAAATGTAGCAAACAGTCATATCGCCATTTTCAACTCTTCTTGCGCTATTTATAGTAGTTATTGGTTGGGCAACTAATTTGCCTTTTGCCTCTGTGTATCTTTTTGGAAATTCCACATAATTCATTAAATCGATTGTTTTATTTGTTTCCATATTAGCTCTTCTTTCTTATATTGTTTTATTAGTTAATATTGGCTCCTGGTACTGCGCTAGCACCAGCTCTTGCTTCCTCTTCTTTTCCTTTTTTGTACTCTTCAAAAGATTTAGCCTGTTCATCTTTAGTCCAGCCAGGCGAAACGACATACTCATCATTTAAATTAGTATTTTGTGAATCGTTTTCATTTATATTTGCAGGAGTATTATTAGATGGATCTGAATTATTATTAAGTTGATTGTTTTGTGATTGGTTTTGATTGTTTGAATTATTTTGTATGCTATTATTAGGTGGATTTTTATCTTCAACTTTTTTCATTTTTTCTTGTTGCGTTTTTGGTTTGCTATCTTTGTGTTTTTGTGTTTGTGACTTTTTATTTTCTTCTTTTTTTGGTTTTTCTTTTTCACCACAAGCTGTTAAAGCTAATGTACTTACTAGTAGCAGTCCGATTACTTTTTTCATATGTATCTCTCCTTTGTTTATATTTCCTTATATTTAAAAACTCTCAACGGCTCAAACGTAATAGAATACTCGCCATAGTGAGTTCCAATACCATATATCTTTTTATATTGTTCTATTGCTTCTAATATGTATTCTTCACTCAATTGCAGATACTCAGACAACTCATACAAGTTACGTACACCATAATTGTAAGCTTCCACAATTTCGCGTAACGGGACTGCTGAGATAAAGCCGTGTCGCCTTGCGTAATTTTCGAACTTGCGATTGTTGAATTTCGAGTAATCGGCTATATCACCGTATGTAAGTTTATTATGTGCTAATTCTTCAAAGAGAATTCCTGCCTTTTCTCTATCTGATAAGCCACGCTTTATTAAAATTAAATCTCCTAACCATACCCCATCCAAATTATCTGGAAGCACATCAGCCTCTCTTATTTCAATATAATCATGTTGTATTAAAGTTTCTTCATATAATCCCATCTGATACATCCTTTACTTACGTTTGCTTCTTATATAATCTGCATAATCTAAAACTCTTTGCCATTCATCATCTGTCAATTCTCCTTCAAGGTGAGCTGCACGATGTTGTACTTCATCATCGTTTTCTTCAACCCACCCCATTAAATATGCAGGATTAACATTTAATGCAGTAGCTATACTTTCTATAGTATCGTTTTTTAAATTTTTGATATTTCCGCTTTCATAACGCTGTACAGTAGCTTCAGTTTTACCAATTTTTCTTCCTAGTTCGGCCAAAGTCATACCTTGTTTTTCTCTTGATTGTTTCATTCTTTTTGAAAAGCACATCGTAATACAGCTCCTTTTACTTGATAGTTCTATTATAAGGAAAACTTTCGGCATTTGCAATATTTTTCTAAAAAACTTTCGTAAAGTGCTTGACCTCTTTCGTAACATCATGATAAGATTACTTACGTAATACGAAAGGTGGTGAAAAGAAATGCCTATAGATGCTAAACTTTTGAAATCTAAAATGGCTTTGAAAGAACATAACATCAAAACCCTTTCTGAAGAAATTGGTGTTAATAGAGATACTTTATCTAATATGATTCACGGGAGAACGAAACCGTCGTACCCGGTAATAAATGGTATTTATTTTGCGTTAGAATTGACACCTCAAGAAGGAAGAGATATTTTTTTTAACGAAGACTTACGCAAAAAGAAAGTTTTAACTTAAGGAGGAAACTGAAATGCAAGCATTACAAATAGTAGAACAGAACGAAACACATTATGTAGACAGTAGAGAAGTTGCGGAAATGATAGGAAAGCGACACGACAATTTAGTAAGAGACATTAAAGGTTATATCAAGGTTTTAGAGGACTCCTCAAAATTGAGTAGTCATAATTTCTTTGAAGAAAGCACCTATGTTAATTCACAAAACAAAGTACAACCTTGTTACCTACTAACCAAAAAAGGTTGCGACATAGTAGCAAACAAGATGACAGGTAGTAAAGGCATTTTGTTTACTGCAACTTATGTTGATGCATTTCATAAAATGGATGAATACATTAAACAACAAGCACAGCTTAATGTACCACAAACACCAATGCAAGCATTAGAGATGATGTTCAAAGCACAAAAAGACCAAGAACAGTTTAACAAACAAATGCAACAAGAAATCACAGGCATTCGTCACATTGTCGGTATTGAAACGAAAAACTGGCGTAACGACACAAACAAAATGTTATCTGCGATTGCACAACATTTAGGTGGCGGAGCAATGCACCAGAAAGTTAAGTCTGAAGCATATAAAGCTTTAGAAGAAAAAGGGCGCTGTAATTTAAAAATTCGTATGCAGAACCGCAAAGGCAAAATGCTAGCGAATGGTGCAACGAAAACCCAGATTAACAAGTTGTCAAAATTAGATGTGATTACTGATGAACCTAGATTGATTGAGATATACATTTCAGTGATTAAGAGTATGGCGATTAAATACGGTGTAGATATTAGCCAATTTGAAATTTAAACAAACATCTTAAAAGGAGGAACAACAAATGTTACAAAAATTTAGAATCGCTAAAGAAAAAAGTAAATTAAAACTCAATTTACTAAAACATGCAAACAGTAATTTAGAAACAAGAAACAACCCTGAACTGTTGCGAGCAGTTGCAGAGTTGCTTAAAGAGATTAATCGATAAATTCTATGAATTCGATTTTAGCTGAAGCGATAGCTACTATTTTGTCTCCAACAAAAGTATATGAGCCATTAGTGAACAAGGAACTTTTAATTTTTTCTTTTGATATTTCAACAGTTCCGCGATGACCTGACTTTATCACTTTTTCTAAATTATCGATTTCAACAAATTTATCATTAGAAAGATATAAACAAGCTTTCATACTTATCACCTCCTTAGGTTGATAACAACATTATACACGAAAGGAGGAATAACAAATGAACATTCAAGAAGCAACTAAGATAGCTACAAAAAATCTTGTCTCTATGACACGGAAAGATTGGAAGGAAAGTCATCGAACTAAGATATTACCAACAAATGATAGTTTTTTACAATGCATCATTTCAAATAGCGATGGGACAAACCTTATCAGATATTGGCAACCTTCAGCCGATGACCTCATGGCAAATGATTGGGAAGTTATAAACCCAACTAGAGACCAGGAATTATTGAAGCAATTTTAGAAATGCTATCAATGATACTTTTTAAATTGTTTTTAAACTCATTTTCAAAGTAAACAACAGTCTTGTCTGAAATTGTTACATGATAAATAGTGTTACTAGCATACACGCCGTTTAGGAACCCAGAGTTTTTAAGTTTATTTAAATCGTATTTTACATCTTCGAAATGTAGTTTTTGAAAATACTTTGTATGTATATCTTTAGCACTTCCAAAATTATTGCAGGTTAATTTAACCGAACCTAACTTTACACATTCTAAATAATCTTTGTAGAGTACGTACAAGATATATTGTTGGTCTTTAGTAAGTGTATCAAATTCATCAGATATCAAGGGCATGTTATCACCTCCTTAGGTTGATAACAACATTATACACGAAAGGAGCATAAACAAATGAACACAAGATCAGAAGGATTGCGTATAGGCGTCCCACAAGTTTCTAGCAAAGCTGATGCTTCTTCATCCTATTTAACGGAAAAGGAACGTAACTTAGGAGCGGAAATATTAGAGCTTATTAAAAAAAGTGATTACAGCTACTTAGAAATAAACAAAGTTTTCTATGCATTAGATAGAGAACTTCAATACAGGGCGAATAATAACAAACTTTAACATTTATCTAAAGGAGTGATAGAGATGCCAAAAATCATAATACCACCAACACCAGAAAACACATATCGAGGCGAAGAAAAATTTGTGAAAAAGTTATACGCAACACCTACACAAATCCATCAATTGTTTGGAGTATGTAGAAGTACAGTATACAACTGGTTGAAATATTACCGTGAAGATAATTTAGGTGTAGAAAATTTATACATTGATTATTCAGCAACGGGAACATTGATTAATATTTCTAAATTAGAAGAGTATTTGATCAGAAAGCATAAAAAATGGTATTAGGAGGAGTTATCAAATGAGTAAAGCTTATAAAAGCTATCTATTAGCAGTATTATGCTTCACAGTCTTAGCGATTGTGCTTATGCCATTGCTGTACTTCACTACAGCATGGTCAATTGCGGGATTCGCAAGTATCGCAACATTCATATTCTATAAGGAATACTTTTATGAAGAATAAAAAAACTGCTACTTGCGCCAACAAGTAACAGTATCAAGTACTTAAGAAAAATTTCAAGTTAAATATAAAACGAAAAACGGAGGAAGTCAAGATGTATTACGAAATAGGCGAAATCATACGCAAAAATATTCATGTTAACGGATTCGATTTTAAGCTATTCATTTTAAAAGGTCATATGGGCATATCAATACAAGTTAAAGATATGAACAACGTACCAATTAAACATGCTTATGTCGTAGATGAGAATGACTTAGATATGGCATCAGACTTATTCAACCAAGCAATAGATGAATGGATTGAAGAGAACACAGACGAACAGGACAGACTAATTAACTTAGTCATGAGATGGTAGGAGGTCGCTATGAAGCAGACTGTAACTTATATCATTCGTCATAGGGATATGCCAATTTATATAACTAACAAACCAACCGATAACAATTCAGATATTAGTTACTCCACAAATAGAAATAGAGCTAGGGAGTTTAACGGTATGGAAGAAGCGAGTATCAATATGGATTATCACAAAGCAATCAAGAAAACAGTGACAGAAACTATTGAGTACGAGGAGGTAGAACATGACTGAACAAACATTATTTGAACAGTTGAACAGTAAAAACGTGAATGATCATACAGAACAAAAAAATGGATTAACTTATCTAGCATGGTCATATGCACACCAAGAGCTGAAAAAGATTGACCCAAACTACACAGTAAAAGTACACGAGTTTCCACATCCAGATATTAACACAGAAAATTATTTTGTACCTTATTTGGCTACACCAGAAGGCTATTTTGTACAGGTATCTGTGACTGTGAAAGATAGTACAGAGACTGAGTGGCTTCCAGTATTGGACTTTAGAAATAAATCGCTTGCTAAAGGTAGTGCAACAACTTTCGATATTAACAAAGCGCAAAAACGATGTTTTGTTAAAGCTTCGGCTTTACACGGTTTAGGCTTATATATCTACAACGGCGAGGAACTACCAAGTGCAAGTGACAACGATATTACAGAATTAGAAGAGCGTATCAATCAGTTCGTGAACTTATCTCAAGAAAAAGGGCGAGATGCAACTATCGATAAAACGATGAGATGGCTAAAAATATCTAACATTAATAAATTAAGTCAAAAACAAATCGCAGAAGCACACCAAAAATTAGATGCGGGATTAAAACAATTGGATAGTGAGGAGAAACAATAATGTTAAACAGAGCAGTATTAGTAGGACGCTTAACAAAAGACCCAGAATTAAGAAGCGCGCCAAATGGCGTAAATGTAGGTACATTCACATTGGCAGTAAACAGAACATTCACGAATGCTCAAGGCGAGCGTGAAGCAGATTTTATAAACGTAGTAGTGTTCAAGAAACAAGCTGAAAATGTTAAAAACTACCTTTCTAAAGGGTCGCTGGCAGGTGTAGACGGGCGACTACAAACACGTAGCTACGAAAATAAAGTCGGGCAACGTGTATTTGTGACAGAAGTAGTAGCGGACAGTGTTCAATTCTTAGAACCGAAGAATAACAACCAACAACCAAACAACAATTATCATCAACAAAGACAAACTCAAACTGGTAATAATCCTTTTGATAATACCACTGCGATTACTGATGATGACTTACCGTTCTGATTGGAATGATTAAATGCCGAAAATTACTAGTTATATCACTCAAGACGACGGCACAACAACAGTTGTCATCTCGGATGTTGAATTAGGCAATAAAGAAACATTACTACTTGATAACGGGTTTGATGTAGAAGTAGATGTAAACGTTATAGATCCGTTTCAAATTACCGGCAAGCAACGTCGAAAAATATTCGCGCTTGTCAAAGACATAGAAGAACATACAGGTCAACCAATGGACTATATGAGACATATGTTCATCGAGTTTGTAAGAACGTACTACGGCTATGATGAACGTATTTCGCTAAGTAATTGTACGAGAACACAAGCAAGTCAAATCATTGAAGCAACGCTTGACTGGACGTTCTACAATGACATACCACTTAGCTACAAAACGAGTAATCTACTGAAACAAGATAAATCATTCTTATACTGGTCAACTGTTAACCGCAACTGTGTAATATGCGGAAAGCCTCACGCAGACCTGGCACATTATGAAGCAGTCGGCAGAGGCATGAACAGAAACAAAATGAACCACTATGACAAACATGTATTAGCGTTATGTCGCGAACATCACAACGAGCAACATGCGATTGGCGTTAAGTCGTTTGATGATAAATACCACTTGCATGACTCGTGGATAAAAGTTGATGAGAGGCTCAATAAAATGTTGAAAGGAGAGAAAAATGAATGAATAGACTAAGAGTAATAAAAATAGCACTCCTAATCGTCATCTTGGCGGAAGAGATTAGGAATGTTAGAAATTATAAAAAAGCTGTAGGAAAACCATTTTCTAGATATTAAAAACAACATTTGGCAAACGCTTTGCCAAAAGAGGTAATTTCAATGTACCCCTTGTCATACTCAATACAGGCAGGTTTTACAATTGTATAAACTTCATTGATAGATAAATTATAGTAACGAGATATATTTTCTATACCAAAATGATTAATCATATTAAAAACATCACGAACTTTTTTGTAAGTTTCTTTTTCATATTTTTGAATATAATTATTGATTATTTTGGGATCATCAAAACTTTCATAAAGATTTTCATTAGTATAAGAATTTAGACCTATGTCAATTTTTAATAAACCAATTCTTTCTAAATTATTTAATGAAATTTCTGTTGAATTTAAATCGATTGGTGAATTAGAAATAATACTATCTGACAAAAAGTCGCCTGCCTTACTATTGTCTCGTATATATTTGTATCTTACAGCCGGAATAACTTTTTGATTGCATAGAAATTTAAACAATATTGCATCTTTAGGTGACATTTGTTTAATAAGCTCAACAAAAGAGTGATGTACGTCATTTGTTTTGCGATTGTCCATTGCAGATGCAATTAAATTAGAGAAAAGATCTCTTATTACTCTTTCGCTAATATAAAATTTAGAACTTTCAATAGCGGGTCCAATTATTGAAAGTTCAGGTTCTTGTAGATTATTATCAGGTATCTTTTTTACCTTAGATTCAATATTAGCTTTAAAGTCAGTCAAGTCTAATTCTCGTTTATATTGTATTTTAGCAACCCAGTTATGATATCCACCAAAAATTAAATCCCAAGTAGAATTTAATGTTTTGATAGGTCCATCTGCAGCACCTTGAATAATTTTATCAATACCTTTACCTAAAATAGGATCCATAATTATTCACCCCCAATCTAACGCAGTAGCGATAACAAAATTATACCAGAAAGGAGAATCAACATGACTGACCAACCAAGTTACTACTCAATAATTACAGCAAATGTCAGATACGATAACCGACTTACTGACAGCGAAAAGTTACTTTTTGCAGAAATAACATCTTTAAGTAACAAATACGGATACTGCACAGCAAGTAATGGTTACTTTGCAACTTTATACAGTGTTGTTAAAGAAACTATATCTCGCAGAATTTCAAACCTTAATAAATTCGGTTATTTAAAAATTGAAATTATCAAAGATGGTAATGAAGTTAAGCAAAGAAAGATGTACCCCTTGACGCAATCGTCAATACCTATTGACGCAAAAATCAATACCCCTATTGATAATTCTGTCAATACCCCTATTGACGCAAATGTCAAAGAGAATAATACAAGTATTAATATTACAAGATTAAATAATACAAGTATTAATAATAATAGCGCAACTGACGTTACGCATGAGCAATTTGAAGAATGGTGGAAACTTTACGACAAGAAGAAAGATAAGAAGATATCTTTCACTAAATTCAAATCATGCTTAAAGAAACATTCTTTTGAACAAATCATGCAAGGTACTCGAGAGTATTTAAAAACTATTACAGACAAACAATATCAAAAGTACCCTAAAACGTTCTTAACTAACGAAAGCTATATGAATGATTATAGCGAAGAGATTAAAGAAACTGGCATAGATCAATTGGAACGTATGAAGTACGACGAAAGTTATTGGGATTAAGGGGATATTATGAAACCACTATTCAGTGAAAAGATAAATGAAAGCTTGAAAAAATATCAACCTACTCATGTCGAAAAGGGATTGAAATGTGAGAGATGTGGAAGTGAATACGACTTATATAAGTTCGCTCCTACTAAAAAACACCCGGATGGTTACGAGTATAAAGACGGTTGCAAATGTGAAATCTATGAGGAATATAAGCGAAACAAGCAACGGAAGATAAACAACATATTCAATCAATCAAACGTTAATCCGTCTTTAAGAGATGCAACAGTAAACAACTACAAGCCACAAAATGAAAAACAAGTACACGCTAAACAATCAGCAATAGAGTATGTACAGGGTTTCTCTACAAAAGAACCAAAATCATTAATATTTCAAGGTTCATATGGAACTGGTAAAAGCCACCTAGCATACGCTATCGCAAAAGCAGTTAAAGCTAAAGGGCATACAGTTGCTTTTATGCATATACCAATGTTGATGGATCGTATCAAAGCGACATACAACAAAAATGCAGTAGAGACTACAGACGAACTAGTCAAATTACTTAGTGAGATTGATTTACTTGTACTAGATGATATGGGTGTAGAAAACACAGAACACACTATAAATAAACTTTTCAGCATTGTTGATAACAGAGTAGGTAAAAACAACATCTTTACAACTAACTTTAGTGATAAAGAACTAAATCAAAATATGAACTGGCAACGTATAAATTCGAGAATGAAAAAAAGAGCAAGAAAAGTAAGAGTAATCGGAGACGATTTCAGGGAGCGAGATGCGTGGTAATCACAAAACAAAATATAAAAGAAATATTACATTGTAGAGATGTATATGCTCAAAAGATGATTGATTTTGCAAACGGAGACCAAGAGAAACTTAAAAAACTTATTGATGATAAGTTGAAAGAAAAAGAAGAAAGACCCGCAATCGTCGAATATTAAGGAGTGTTAAAAATGCCGAAAGAAAAATATTACTTATACCGAGAAGATGGCACGGAAGATATTAAGGTCATCAAACATGAAGATAACGAGAATGAAGTTTATTCGCTCACAGGAGCCCATTTCAGCGACGAAAAGAAAATTATGACTGATAGTGACCTAAAACGATTTAAAGGCGCTCACGGACTTCTATATGAGCAAGAGCTAGGTTTACAAGCAACGATATTTGATATTTAGAGGTGGACGATGAGTAAATACAACGCTAAGAAAGTTGAGTACAAAGGAGTTGTATTTGATAGCAAAGTAGAGTGTGAATATTACCAATATTTAGAAAGTAATATGAATGGCACTAACTATGATCATATCGAAATACAACCGAAATTTGAATTATTACCAAAATTAGATAAACAATGAAAGATTGAATATATTGCAGACTTCGCGTTATATCTCGATGGCAAACTGATTGAAGTTATCGACATTAAAGGTATGCCAACCGAAGTAGCAAAACTTAAAGCTAAAATTTTCAGACATAAATATAGAAACATAAAACTCAATTGGATATGTAAAGCACCTAAGTACACAGGCAAAACATGGATTACGTACGAGGAATTAATTAAAGCAAGACGAGAACGCAAAAGAGAAATGAAGTGATCTAATGCAACAACAAGCATATATAAATGCAACGATTGATATAAGGATACCTACAGAAGTTGAATATCAGCATTTTGATGATGTGGATAAAGAAAAAGAAGCGCTGGCAGATTACTTATATAACAATCCGGACGAAATACTAGAGTATGACAATCTAAAAATTAGAAATGTAAATGTAGAGGTGGAATAAATGGCGGGCATAAAAACGAAAGTGAGAATAGACGGTAAATTGATGACGCTTATTGATGTATCGGATAAATACGACATCAAAGTATCGACATTGATTACTAGGTACGACAGAGGGGCGAGGGGGAAAGATTTAATACAAAATGTAGTAAAGCCTAAGAAAGTAAAGGTTGACGGCAAAATGATGACTGTTAGCGAAATAGTTAAAAAGTACAACCTAAGCAAAGGACTAATTAATTACAGGATAGCAAAAGGGCTAACGGGCGATGCGCTTATTGCGCCACCACAAGAAAAACCCCCTTCTAAATACACTGAATATGAAAATGAGCAGATGAAAAAGAAAGGACTCACGCCCGAAATAGTTAGAAACAGAGTTGCGAAGGGTTGGGAGATGTCGGAAGCAATTGATGCACCTTTCGGCATGAAGCTAAACGACTATAGAGAAATACAAATAACAAAAGCTTTGGAGCGAGAGCGTGAAATGGCTAGGCAACGACGTAAAGAAGCTGAGCTAAGAAGAAAGAAGCCACATTTATTTGATGTACCACAAAAACATTCACGTGATCCGTACTGGTTCGATGTCACTTATAACCAAATGTTCAAGAAATGGAGTGAAGCATAATGAGCATAATCAGTAACAGAAAAGTAGATATGAACAAAACGCAAGACAACGTTAAGCAACCTGCGCATTACACATACGGCGACATTGAAATTATAGATTTTATTGAACAAGTTACGGCACAGTACCCACCACAATTAGCATTCGCAATAGGTAATGCAATTAAATACTTGTCTAGAGCACCGTTAAAGAATGGTCATGAGGATTTAGCAAAGGCGAAGTTTTACGTCGATAGAGTATTTGACTTGTGGGAGTGATGACCATGACAGATAGCGGACGTAAAGAATACTTAAAACATTTTTTCGGCTCTAAGAGATATCTGTATCAGGATAACGAACGAGTGGCACATATCCATGTAGTAAATGGCACTTATTACTTTCACGGTCATATCGTGCCAGGTTGGCAAGGTGTGAAAAAGACATTTGATACAGCGGAAGAGCTTGAAACATATATAAAGCAAAGTGATTTGGAATATGAGGAACAGAAGCAACTAACTTTATTTTAAAAGGGCGGAAACAATGAAAATCAAAATTGAAAAAGAAATGAATTTACCTGAACTTATCCAATGGGCTTGGGATAACCCCAAGTTATCAGGTAATAAAAGATTCTATTCAAATGATGTTGAACGCAACTGTTGTGTGACTTTTGATGTTGATAGCATCTTATGTAATGTGACTGGATACGTATCAATTAACGATAAATTTACTGTTCAAGAGGAGATATAACAATGAAAATCAAAGTTAAAAAAGAAATGAGATTAGATGAATTAATTAAATGGGCGCGAGAAAATCCGGATCTATCACAAGGAAAAATATTTTTTTCAACAGGATTTAGTGATGGATTCGTTCGTTTTCATCCAAATACAAATAAGTGTTCGACGTCAAGTTTTATTCCAATTGATATCCCCTTCATAGTTGATATTGAAAAAGAAGTAACGGAAGAGACTAAGTTTGATAGGTTGTTAGAGGTATATGAGATTCAAGAAGGAGTCTATAAATCCGCATTACACAAAGGTATCAGTTTGAACGAACGTTTTGAAGACGACAATATTTTTCCTACTAAAGCATTCTATATCTTAAACGATGACATGACGATGACATTGATTTGGAAAGATGGGGAGTTGGTAGAATGATGCAAACCTATAAAGTAAGTCTTTGTATCAAGTTCTTAGCGTCTAAATGTAATTATAAATTAAAAAAGCATTATTTTGTGCAAAGTACGAATGAGGAAGAAGCCACGAATACGGTATTAAAACTGACTCGTAAAAAGCTCCCATTCAAAACTGCAAGCATAGAAGTAGAAAAAGTGGAGGTAGTAGAATGATGCCTAAATATCGAGTGTGGGACGAATATACATGAAGAATACACGATGTTGTAGGATTCGACTTCATCGAGAATGAAGTTCACTATGAAAACTACGCGGAAGCAGAAGCTTTAATACACGCAAGAGATTTCAAAGATGTAGAACTTATGCAAAGTACAGGATTTAAAGATGTGCACGGTGTGGAGATTTATGAAGGGGATATTGTTCAAGATTGTTATTCGAGAGAAGTAAGTTTTATCGAGTTTAAAGAAGGAGCCTTTTATATAACTTTTAGCAATGTAACTGAATTACTAAGTGAAAATGACGATATTATTGAAATTGTTGGAAATATTTTTGAAAATGAGATGCTATTGGAGGTTATGAGATGACGTTCACCTTATCAGATGAACAATATAAAAATCTTTGTACTAACTTTAACAAGTTATTAGATAAACTTCACAAAGCATTAAAAGATCGTGAAGAGTACAAGAAGCAACGAGATGAGCTTATTGGGGATATAGCGAAGTTACGAGATTGTAACAAAGAACTGGAGAACATGTGGCGTACTCTTAAAAATGAATTGCTTGGAAGATACGAACATTACTGTTTTAAATTTAGAGAACTACACCCTGAGAGCAAAGCGAACAGGATAGGAGCTCTCTATATAGGAGGTAAAAGCACTGCAGATATTATAATGTCGCGAATGGAAGAACTAGACGGAACAAATGAGTTCTACGAATTTTTAGGGCAAATGGAGGAAGACACAAATGAATAACCGTGAACAAATAGAACAATCCGTTATAAGTGCTAGTGCGTATAACGGCAATGACACAGAGGGATTACTAAAAGAGATTGAGGACGTGTATAAGAAAGCGCAAGCGTTTGATGAAATACTTGAGGGTTTACCTAATGCTATGCAAGATGCACTCAAAGAAGATATTGGTCTTGATGAAGCAGTAGGGATTATGACGGGGCAAGTGGTCTATAAATATGAGGAGGATCAGGAAAATGACTAATACATTAACAATTGATCAGTTACAAGAGTTATTACAAATACAAAAGGAGTTCGACGATAGAATACCAACGCTGAACTTACGAGATAGCAAAATAGCATATGTAGTTGAATTCTTTGAATGGTTTAATACATTGGAAACGTTTAAGAACTGGAAGAAGAAACCAGGTAAGCCGTTAGACGTACAGTTAGATGAATTAGCTGACATGTTGGCGTTTGGATTGAGTATTGCGAATCAAGTAGGAGTGTCATCAGAAGAGATAAAAGAAGCGATTGAATCAAGTTTTAAAAATAGTGAATTTCACAACATGTTTAATTTTAAAGATAAAGAATTTGCTCAAGACGCAGTTGTTAGCACACCACAGATAATATTCAAAGAATTTTATCCTGACCAATTGGCAATTGTAATAGCGATAGACATAGCTTTCAACTTATATTCTATCGACCAGCTCATTGACGCATACAAAAAGAAAATGAAAAGGAATCATGAAAGACAAGATGGAACAGCAGACGCAGGAAAAGGATACGTGTAAAGACATCTTAGATCGAGTCAAGGAGGTTTTGGGGAAGTGACGCAATACTTAGTCACAACATTCAAAGATTCAACAGGACGCAAGCATACACACATAACTAAAGCTAAAAGCAATCAAAGGTTTACAGTTGTTGAGGCAGAGAGTAAAGAAGAAGCTGAGCGCAAATACGAGGCACAAGTTAAAAGAGATGCAGTTATTAAAGTGGGTCAGTTATTTGAAAATATAAGGGAGTGTGGGAAATGACGGAGGTTAAAATTAAAACTATTTCAGATAGAGTTTATTACACAACAACAGATCTAGCTTCTGACGATTATATTAATCTTGTTATGAATCTAGTGATTGAGGATTTTCTTCCGGTCAAAGATGTGTTCAACAATGAAGTATGGGTTAAAAGAGATGAGATTGAATCATTTACATTTATTAAGGAGGCAAACGATGATTAACATACCTAAAATGAAATTCCCGAAAAAGTACACTGAAATAATCAAAAAATATAAAAATAAAGCACCTGAAGAAAAGGCTAAGATTGAAGATGATTTTATTAAAGAAATTAAAGATAAAGACAGTGAATTTTACAGTCCTACGATGGCTAATATGAATGAATATGAATTAAGGGCTATGTTAAGAATGATGCCTAGTTTAATTGATACTGGAGATGACAATGATGATTAAAAAACTTAAAAATATGGATGGGTTCGACATCTTTATTGCTGGAATACTGCGATTATTCGGCGTAATCGCACTGATGCTTGTTGTCATATCGCCTATCTATACAGTGGCTAGTTACCAAAACAAAGAAGTACATCAAGGGACAATTACAGATAAATATAACAAGAGACAAGATAAAGAAGACAAGTTCTATATTGTGTTAGACAACAAGCAAGTCATCGAAAACTCTGACTTATTATTCAAAAAGAAATTTGATAGCGCAGACATACAAGCTAGGTTAAAAGTAGGCGACAAAGTAGAAGTTAAGACGATTGGTTATAGAATACACTTTTTAAATTTATATCCGGTCTTATACGAAGTAAAGAAGGTAGATAAACAATGATTAAACAAATATTAAGACTATTATTCTTACTAGCAATGTATGAGCTAGGTAAGTATGTATGACTGAGCAAGTATATATTATGATGACGGCTAATGATGATGTAGAGGCGCCGAGTGATTACGAAAAAATCAGAGCTGAAGTTTCATGGTAATAGCTATTATCATTTTTGAATTAATTATATTAATGTGTTTAGCAATAGCACTGGAGGTGTTGTAAATATGTGGATTGTCATTTCAATCGTTTTAGCTATATTTTTATTGATCTTGTTAAGTAGCATTTCTCATAAGATGAAAACCATAGAAGCATTGGAGTATATGAATTCTTATCTTTTCAAGCAGTTAGTAAAAAATAATGGTGTTGAAGGTTTAGAAGATTATGAAAATGAAGTTGAACGAATTAGAAAAAGATTCAAAAGCTAAAGAGGGGGCTAAAGCCCTCTCCAGGATTAAAAGAAGCGGATATTTTTTATTTCGTTTTTGTAAATTAAAACTAATTTATGTGAAATTGTCTTTGAAGTCTTGATAATTAAGAAGGTTGAATTTTCTGAGATTATATTAGTTACGGGAAAGGCTTTTCCTGAGTGCAATAAAATTAAAGTTCTCAAGTTTTCATTTTCGTATTTATCATAAATGATTTCGCGTAAAGTTTTCAAAATTTGTCACCTCTTTAATTTTATTAAATTAATTATACAAGAAAGGAGCCGAATATGTTAGACAAAGTCACTCAAATAGAAACAATTAAATATGATCGTGATGTCTCATATTCTTATGCTGCTAGTCGTTTATCCACATATTGGACTAATCACAATATGGCTTGGTCTGACTTTATGCAGAAGCTAGCACAAACAGTTAGAACTAAAGAAGATTTAACTGAGTACAATAAAATGTCTAAGTCTGAACAAGCAGATATAAAAGATGTTGGCGGATTTGTCGGTGGATATTTAAAAGAAGGCAAACGACGTGCTGGTCAAGTCATGAATCGTTCAATGCTAACACTTGATATCGATTATGCTGCTCAAGATATGACTGACATATTATCTATGTTTTATGATTTTGCATATTGTTTATATTCAACACATAAGCATAGAGAGATAAGTCCAAGACTGCGTTTAGTGATTCCTTTAAAACGAAATGTAAATGCAGATGAGTATGAAGCTATTGGGCGTAAAGTCGCAGATATCGTTGGCATGGATTACTTCGATGATACAACTTATCAACCACATAGGTTAATGTATTGGCCTTCAACTAGTAACGATGCGGAATTTTTCTTTACCTATGAAGATTTACCTTTGTTAGACCCAGATAAAATATTAAATGAATATGTTGATTGGACTGACACATTAGAATGGCCAACGTCTTCAAGGGAAGAGAGTAAGACTAAAAGATTAGCAGATAAGCAAGGCGACCCAATTTTAGAATCGGAAGAAGAAGGAACAGTTGTAGCTCAAAATGGGGCATCATTAAGTCAGAAATTACTTCAACTATCTAATGGTGCAGTTTATACAGATGATGAAGATGTAAGACTTATACATGATAAGAAGTTAGATAAGTTAGAGGAAATTATAGAGGAGTCTCAAGGCCAACCAATATTATTGTTTTATAACTTCAAACACGATAAAGAAAGAATACTTCAAAGGTTTAAGGAAGCAACCACATTAGAGGATTCAAACTATAAAGAACGTTGGAATAGTGGAGACATTAAGCTGCTTATAGCACATCCAGCAAGTGCAGGACATGGGTTAAACTTACAACAAGGTGGGCACATTATTGTTTGGTTTGGGCTTACATGGTCATTGGAATTATACCAACAAGCAAATGCTAGATTATACAGACAGGGGCAAAATCATACGACTATTATTCATCATATTATAACCGATAATACAATAGATCAAAGAGTATATAAAGCTTTACAGAATAAAGAACTAACGCAAGAAGAATTAATGAAAGCTATTAAAGCAAGAATAGCTAAGCATAAGTAATGGAGGTATAAGATGGGAAAGGCGTCATATGATATTAAGCCAGGTACATTTAAATATATTGAGTCAGAGATATATAACCTACAAGAGAACAAGAAAGAGATAAATAGATTGAGAATGGAGATACTTAACCCAACGAAAGAACTAGACACCAACATTGTGTATGGACCGTTACAAAAAGGAGAGCCAATTAGAACAACTGAACTAATGGCAACAAGGTTATTGACTAATAAGATGTTACGTAATTTAGAAGAGATGGTTGAAGCAGTTGAAAGTGAATACTTAAAGTTACCTGAAGATCATAAGAAAGTAATAAGGTTAAAGTATTGGAATAAAGATAAGAAGCTAAAGATAGAACAAATAGGGGATGCATGTCACATGCATCGCAATACAGTTACTACAATACGAAAGAACTTTGTTAAAGCTGTAGCATATCATGCGGGCATCAAATAACATTGTGCAAAGATTGTGCAAAAGGCCTACAAATCTGTGTTAATATGTTAGTGTGGGACAAAAAGATATATGGGTTCCTTACGATAATAAACGACACAAGTACACACGACATGCCACGATTGTGGTGTGTCTTTTATTATGCAATCGAAGAGGTGTAAGAGATGACGAGACATAACAACACCTATAAGAATGGCCGAAAGTCCTATGAATACGATTGGTTCTATCATTCAAAAACATGGAAGGCTATCAGACTAGTCGCTTTAGATAGAGATAATCATTTATGTCAAATGTGCTTGGAGCAGGGGAAGATAACGGACGCTAAGATTGTGCACCATATAGTTTATCTAGACAATGACTTTAATAAAGCATTAGATTTGAATAACTTGATGTCTGTTTGTCATGCTTGTCACAATAAAATTCACGCAAACGACAACAAAAAAGCAGTTAAAACGAAAATAAAATTTGTTAAAATTTAAAAATAATTTTGTTTCCATATTTTTGAATCCCCCCTGCATCGGTTTCAAAACCTTGATTCTCTAGTAACCGGAGATGACTAGAGCGCTAGCAACGCGCATAAATTTTCATGAAAGGGGGTCTTTATATGAAATTAACAAAAAAACAGCTAAAAGAATATATAGAAGATTATAAAAAGTCTGATGATATATTAATTAATCTATATATAGAAACATTTGAATTTTATTGTCGATTAAGAGACGAACTTAAAAATAGTGATTTGATGATGGAGTATACAAACAAGGCTGGTGCGAGTAACATTGTCAAGAATCCATTAAGTATAGAACTGACAAAAACAGTTCAAACATTAAATAATTTACTCAAGTCTATGGGTTTAACTGCAGCACAAAGAAAAAAGATAGTTCAAGAAGAAGGTGGATTCGGTGACTATTAAAGTTTTAAATGAACCTTCACCAAAACTATTAACAACATGGTATGCAGAGCAAGTCACTCAAGGGAAAATAAAAACAAGCAAATATGTTAAAAAAGAATGTGAAAGACACCTTAGATATCTAGAAAATGGGGGTAAATGGGTATTTGATGAAGAATTAGCGCATCGTCCTATTCGTTTTATAGAAAAATTCTGTAAACCCTCCAAAGGATCTAAACGTCAACTTGTATTACAGCCATGGCAACATTTTATTATTGGCAGTTTGTTTGGTTGGGTTCATAAAGAGACGAAACTAAGGCGTTTTAGAGAAGCGCTTATTTTTATGGGGCGAAAGAATGGTAAAACAACAACTATTTCAGGAGTGGCTAACTATGGCGTGTCACAAGATGGAGAAAATGGTGCGGAAATTCATTTGTTAGCGAATGTAATGAAACAAGCGAGGATTCTATTTGATGAATCTAAGGCGATGATTAAAGCAAGCCCAATACTCTCTAGAGAATTTAGACCTCTAAGAGATGAAATCCATTACGATAAAACGATATCAAAAATTATGCCTCAAGCTTCAGATAGTGATAAATTAGATGGTTTGAATACCCATATGGGCATTTTCGATGAAATTCATGAATTTAAAGATTATAAACTAATATCTGTAATTAAAAACTCAAGAGCAGCAAGGTTACAACCTCTTCTTATCTACATTACAACAGCAGGTTACCAATTAGATGGCCCACTCGTTGACATGGTTGAAATGGGACGTGACATATTAGACGGTGTCATAGAAGATGAAAGAACTTTTTACTATTTAGCTTCTCTCGATGATGACGATGATATGAATGATTCGTCAAACTGGATAAAAGCAAATCCCAACTTAGGTGTCTCTATAGATTTAGAAGAAATGAAAGAAGAGTGGGAAAAAGCAAAACGAACACCAGCAGAACGTGGAGATTTTATCACAAAACGTTTTAACATATTCGCTAATAACGATGAAATGAGTTTTATTGATTATCAAACATTGCAGAAAAATAACGATGTGATTGCTTTAGATGATTTAGAAGGCAGACCGTGCACGATTGGTTATGATTTATCAGAAACAGAGGACTTTACAGCCGCGTGTGCTACTTTTGCTTTAGATAATGGTAAAGTTGCAGTTTTATCGCATTCATGGATTCCTAAGCACAAAGTTGAATATTCTAACGAAAAAATACCCTATAGAGAATGGGAAGAAGATGGCTTATTAACAGTGCAAGATAAGCCTTATATTGACTACCAAGATGTTTTAAATTGGATAATTAAGATGAATGAGCATTATGTAGTAGAAAAAATTACTTATGATAGAGCGAACGCATTCAAACTAAATCAAGAGTTAAAAAATTACGGGTTTGAAACGGAAGAAACAAGACAAGGAGCTTTGACCTTGAGCCCTGCATTGAAGGATTTAAAAGAAATGTTTTTAGATGGGAAAATAATATTTAATAATAATCCTTTAATGAAATGGTATATCAATAATGTTCAGTTGAAACTAGACAGAAACGGAAACTGGTTGCCGTCTAAGCAAAGCAGATATCGTAAAATAGATGGCTTTGCAGCATTTTTAAACACATATACAGATATTATGAATAAAGTTGTTTCTGATAGTGGTGAAGGAAACATAGAGTTTATTAGTATTAAAGACATAATGCGTTAAGGAGGTGAATGTTATCGCAAAAGAGAATATTGTCACACGCATAAAGAAAAAATTGATAGACAATTGGATTGATCAGTCAACTTCTAAGCTTTATGACTTTAGCCCATGGAAAAATAGATCTTTTTGGGGTGTAATTAATAATACGCTTGAAACTAATGAAACGATATTTTCAGCTATTACAAAGTTATCTAATTCGATGGCTAGTTTGCCCTTGAAAATGTATGAAGATTATAAAGTAGTTAATACAGAAGTATCTGATTTACTTACAGTGTCACCGAATAATTCTCTGAGCAGTTTTGATTTTATTAATCAAATTGAAACAATCAGAAATGAAAAAGGTAATGCATATGTGCTAATTGAACGAGACATCTATCATCAACCATCAAAGCTTTTCTTATTAAATCCAGATGTTGTTGAAATGTTAATTGAAAACCAATCACGTGAACTTTATTATTCCATTCATGCTGCAACTGGAAATAAATTGATTGTTCATAATATGGACATGTTGCATTTTAAACACATCGTGGCATCTAATATGGTGCAAGGCATTAGTCCGATTGATGTGTTGAAGAATACAACTGATTTTGATAATGCAGTAAGAACCTTTAATCTTACAGAAATGCAAAAACCTGATTCTTTCATGCTTAAATATGGTTCCAATGTAGGTAAAGAAAAAAGGCAGCAAGTGTTAGAAGATTTCAAACAGTACTATGAAGAAAACGGTGGAGTATTATTCCAAGAGCCTGGTGTTGAAATCGAACCGTTACCTAAAAAATATGTCTCTGAAGATATAGTGGCAAGCGAGAATTTAACAAGAGAAAGAGTAGCTAACGTTTTTCAATTGCCCTCAGTATTCTTAAATGCAAGATCAAATACAAATTTCGCGAAAAATGAAGAGTTAAACAGATTTTACTTGCAGCATACCTTATTGCCAATCGTCAAACAGTATGAAGAAGAATTTAATCGGAAACTACTTACTAAAACAGACAGAGAAAAAAATAGGTATTTTAAATTTAACGTTAAATCTTATTTAAGGGCTGATAGTGCAACACAAGCAGAAGTGTACTTTAAAGCAGTTCGTAGTGGTTACTACACTATAAATGACATTAGAGAGTGGGAAGATTTACCACCAGTTGAAGGTGGAGATAAGCCGCTAATAAGCGGTGATTTATACCCAATTGACACGCCACTTGAATTAAGAAAATCTTTGAAAGGTGGTGATAAAAATGTCAATGAAAGCTAAGTATTTTCAAATGAAAAGAAAATCAAAAAGTAAAGGTGAAATATTTATTTATGGTGATATTGTAAGTGATAAATGGTTTGAAAGTGATGTAACTGCTACAGATTTCAAAAATAAACTAGATGAACTAGGAGACATCAGTGAAATAGATGTTCATATAAATTCATCTGGAGGCAGTGTATTTGAAGGGCATGCAATATACAATATGCTAAAAATGCATCCTGCAAAAATTAATATCTATGTCGATGCCTTAGCGGCATCAATTGCTAGTGTTATCGCTATGAGTGGTGACACTATTTTTATGCACAAAAATAGTTTTTTAATGATTCATAATTCATGGGTTATGACTGTAGGTAATGCAGAAGAATTAAGAAAGACAGCGGATTTACTTGAAAAAACAGATGCTGTTAGTAATTCAGCTTATTTAGATAAAGCAAAAGATTTAGATCAAGAACACTTAAAACAGATGTTAGATGCAGAAACTTGGCTTACTGCAGAAGAAGCCTTGTCTTTCGGCTTGATAGATGAAATTTTAGGAGCTAATGAAATAACTGCTAGTATCTCTAAAGAGCAATATAAGCGTTTCGAGAACGTCCCAGAAGATTTAAAGAAAGATGTAGACAAAATCACTAAAATCGATGATGTAGATACGTTTGAATTGGTTGAAACACCTAAAGAAAGTATGTCACTAGAAGAAAAAGAAAAAAGAGAAAAAATTAAACGCGAATGCGAAATTTTAAAAATGACAATGAATTATTAGGAGGAAATGAAATGCCGACATTATATGAATTAAAACAATCCTTAGGTATGATTGGACAACAATTAAAAAATAAAAATGATGAATTGAGTCAGAAAGCAACAGATCCAAATATTGATATGGAAGACATCAAACAACTAGAAACAGAAAAAGCAGGTTTACAACAAAGATTTAACATTGTTGAAAGACAAGTGCAAGACATTGAAGAGAAAGAAAAAGCGAAAGTTAAAGATAAAGGAGAAGCTTATCAATCTTTAAGTGATAATGAGAAGATGGTTAAAGCTAAGGCAGAGTTTTATCGTCACGCGATTTTACCAAATGAATTTGAAAAACCTTCAATGGAGGCACAACGTTTATTACACGCTTTACCAACAGGAAATGATTCAGGTGGAGATAAGCTCTTACCAAAAACACTTTCTAAAGAAATTGTTTCAGAACCATTTGCTAAAAACCAATTACGTGAAAAAGCTCGTCTAACTAACATTAAAGGTTTAGAGATTCCAAGAGTTTCATACACTTTAGACGATGATGATTTCATTACAGACGTAGAAACAGCAAAAGAATTAAAAGCAAAAGGTGATACAGTCAAGTTCACTACTAATAAATTCAAAGTATTTGCTGCAATTTCAGATACTGTAATTCATGGATCAGATGTAGATTTAGTAAACTGGGTTGAAAACGCACTACAATCAGGATTAGCAGCTAAAGAGCGTAAAGATGCCTTAGCAGTAAGTCCTAAATCTGGATTAGAACACATGTCATTTTATAATGGATCTGTTAAAGAAGTTGAGGGAGCAGACATGTATGATGCTATTATTAACGCTTTAGCAGATTTACATGAAGATTATCGTGATAACGCAACAATTTATATGCGATATGCAGATTATGTCAAAATTATTAGTGTTCTTTCAAATGGAACAACAAATTTCTTTGACACACCAGCAGAAAAAGTATTTGGCAAACCAGTAGTATTTACAGATGCAGCAGTTAAACCTATTGTGGGAGATTTCAATTATTTTGGAATTAACTATGATGGAACAACTTATGACACTGATAAAGATGTTAAAAAAGGCGAATATTTGTTTGTATTAACTGCATGGTATGATCAGCAACGTACATTAGACAGTGCATTCAGAATTGCAAAAGCAAAAGAAAATACAGGTTCATTACCCAGCTAAGCCCCAAAAGGTTAATGTAACAGCTAAGGCTAAATCAGCTGTAATATCAGCCGAATAGGGGTGATGAAATGAGTTTAGAAGAAATTAAATTGTGGTTGAGAATTGACTATAATTTCGAAAATGATTTAATTGAAGGTCTCATTCAATCGGCTAAGTCTGAATTACTATTAAGTGGGGTTCCAGATTATGACAAAGATGACTTGGAATACCCGCTTTTTTGTACAGCGATTAGATATATCATTGCAAGAGATTATGAAAGTCGTGGGTACTCAAATGACCAATCTAGAAGCAAGGTTTTTAATGAAAAGGGATTGCAAAAAATGATTCTGAAATTAAAAAAGTGGTAGGTGATTTTTAAATGGAATTTAATGAATTTAAAGATCGCGCATATTTTTTTCAATATGTAAATAAAGGGCCGTATCCAGATGAAGAGGAAAAAATGAAATTGTATAGTTGCTTTTGTAAAATATATAATCCTTCTATGAAAGATAGAGAAATTTTAAAAGCGACTGAATCAAAGTCAGGACTAACCATAATTATGAGGTCTTCTAAAATTGAATATCTACCACAAACAAATCACTTAGTTAAAATTGACAGAGGCTTATATTCCGATAAATTATTCAACATTAAAGAAATAAGAATTGATACACCAGATATTGGCTATAATACAGTGGTTTTATCAGAAAAATGAGTGTAGAAATTAAAGGGATACCTGAAGTGTTGAAGAAATTAGAATCGGTATACGGTAAACAATCAATGCAAGCTAAGAGTGATAGAGCTTTAAATGAAGCATCTGAATTTTTTATAAAGGCTTTAAAGAAAGAATTCGAGAGTTTTAAAGATACGGGTGCTAGCATAGAAGAAATGACTAAATCTAAGCCTTATACAAAAGTAGGAAGTCAAGAAAGAGCTGTTTTAATTGAATGGGTAGGCCCTATGAATCGCAAAAACATTATTCACTTGAATGAACATGGTTATACAAGAGATGGAAAAAAATATACACCAAGAGGTTTTGGAGTTATTGCAAAAACATTAGCTGCTAATGAACGGAAGTATAGAGAAATTATAAAAAAGGAGTTGGCCAGATAAATGAATATATTAAACACCATAAAAGAAATTTTATTATCTGATGCAGAGCTCCAAACATATATAAATTCTAGAATATACTATTATAAAGTCACTGAAAATGCTGAAACTTCCAAACCTTTTGTTGTTATTACACCTATTTATGATTTACCTTCAGACTTCATGTCTGATAAATATCTTAGTGAAGAATACTTAATTCAAATAGATGTAGAATCTTCAAATAATCAGAAAACAATTGATATAACAAAACGAATAAGATATCTGTTATATCAACAAAATTTAATTCAAGCATCTAGTCAGTTAGATGCTTATTTTGAAGAAACTAAACGTTATGTGATGTCGAGACGTTATCAAGGCATACCAAAAAATATATATTATAAAAATCAGCGCATCGAATAGGTGTGCTTTTTAATTTTTAAGGAGGAAATAAGCAATGGCAGAAGGACAAGGTTCTTATAAAGTAGGTTTTAAAAGATTATACGTTGGAGTTTTTAACCCAGAAGCAACAAAAGTAGTTAAACGCATGACATGGGAAGATGAAAAAGGTGGTACAGTTGATCTAAATATCACAGGTTTAGCACCAGATTTAGTAGATATGTTTGCATCTAACAAACGTGTTTGGATGAAAAAACAAGGTACTAATGAAGTTAAGTCTGACATGAGTATTTTTAATATTCCAAGTGAAGATCTAAATACAGTTATTGGTCGTTCTAAAGATAAAAATGGTACATCTTGGGTAGGAGAGAATACAAGAGCACCATACGTAACAGTTATTGGAGAATCTGAAGATGGTTTAACAGGTCAACCAGTGTACGTTGCGCTACTTAAAGGTACTTTTAGCTTGGATTCAATTGAATTTAAAACACGAGGAGAAAAAGCAGAAGCACCAGAGCCAACAAAATTAACTGGTGACTGGATGAACAGAAAAGTTGATGTTGATGGTACTCCACAAGGTATTGTATACGGGTATCATGAAGGTAAAGAAGGAGAAGCAGAATTCTTCAAAAAAGTATTCGTTGGATACACGGACAGTGAAGATCATTCAGAGGATTCTGCAAGTTCGTTACCCAGCTAACCCCCAAAATGTTGAAGTAGCAGTTAATTCAAAATCTGCAACAGTTTCAGCAGAATAGGGGCTTTCAAAATAAATCAAAGGAGAATAATTTATGACTAAAACTTTAAAGGTTTATAAAGGAGACGACGTCGTAGCTTCTGAACAAGGTGAAGGCAAAGTGTCAGTAACTTTATCTAATTTAGAAGCGGATACAACTTATCCAAAAGGTACTTACCAAGTGGCATGGGAAGAAAATGGTAAAGAATCTAGTAAAGTTGATGTACCTCAATTCAAAACCAATCCAATTCTAGTCTCAGGCGTATCATTTACACCAGAAACTAAATCAATTATGGTAAATACCGATGACAATGTTGAGCCAAACATTGCACCAAGCACAGCAACGAATAAAATATTGAAATATACAAGTGAACATCCAGAATTTGTTACTGTAGATGAAAATACAGGAGCAATTCACGGTGTAGCTGAAGGTACTTCAGTAATCACTGCTATGTCTACTGATGGAAGCGATAAGTCAGGACAAATTTCAGTGACAGTAACAAACGGATAGGGATTTAAGGCGCAGTATATCTGCGTCTTTTTTATTTGAATAAAAGGAGCTAATACAATGATTAAATTTGAAATTAAAGATCGTAAAACAGGAAAAACAGAGAGCTATACAAAAGAAGATGTAACAATGGGCGAAGCAGAAAAATGCTATGAGTATTTAGAATTAGTAAATCAAGAGAATAAAAAAGAAGCACCTAACGCAACAAAAATGAGACAAAAAGAGCGACAGTTATTAGTAGATTTATTTAAAGATGAAGGATTGACTGAAGAAGATGTTCTGAACAAGATGAGTACTAAAACTTATACAAAAGCCTTACAAGATATATTTCGAGAAATCAATGGTGAAGATGAAGAAGATTCAGAAACTGAACCAGAAGAGATGGGAAAGACAGAAGAACAATCTCAATAAAAGACATTTTATCGAACATTAAGAAAATACAACGTTTCTGTATGGAGCAGTATGGGTGGACATTAACTGAAGTCAGAAAACAGCCGTATGTAAAACTTTTAGAAATACTTAATGAAGAGAATAAAGAAGAGACTGAAGAAAAACAAAGTGAACAAAAAGTCATTACAGGTACGGATTTAAGAAAACTTTTTGGAAGCTAGAAAGGAGGTTAATATGAATGAAAAAGTAGAAGGCATGACCTTGGAGCTGAAATTAGACCATTTAGGTGTCCAAGAAGGCATGAAAGGTTTAAAGCGACAATTAGGTGTTGTTAATAGTGAAATGAAAGCTAATCTGTCAGCATTTGATAAGTCTGAAAAATCAATGGAAAAATATCAGGCGAGAATTAAGGGGTTAAATGATAGGCTTAAAGTTCAAAAAAAGATGTATTCTCAAGTAGAAGATGAGCTTAAACAAGTTAACGCTAATTACCAAAAAGCTAAATCCAGTGTAAAAGATGTTGAGAAAGCATATTTAAAGTTAGTAGAAGCCAATAAAAAAGAAAAATTAGCTCTTGATAAATCTAAAGAAGCCTTAAAATCATCGAATACAGAACTTAAAAAAGCTGAAAATCAATATAAACGTACAAATCAACGTAAACAAGATGCGTATCAAAAACTTAAACAGTTGAGAGATGCAGAACAAAAGCTTAAGAATAGTAACCAAGCTACTACTGCACAACTAAAAAGAGCAAGTGACGCAGTACAGAAGCAGTCCGCTAAGCATAAAGCACTTGTTGAACAATATAAACAAGAAGGCAATCAAGTTCAAAAACTAAAAGTGCAAAATGACAATCTTTCAAAATCAAATGATAAAATTGAAAGTTCTTACGCTAAAACTAATACTAAATTAAAGCAAACAGAAAAAGAATTTAATGATTTAAACAATACTATTAAGAATCATAGCGCTAATGTCGCAAAAGCTGAAACAGCTGTTAATAAAGAAAAAGCTGCTTTAAATAATTTGGAGCGTTCAATAGATAAAGCTTCATCCGAAATGAAGACTTTTAACAAAGAACAAATGATAGCTCAAAGTCATTTCGGTAAACTTGCAAGTCAAGCGGATGTCATGTCAAAGAAATTTAGTTCTATTGGAGACAAAATGACTTCCCTGGGACGTACAATGACGATGGGCGTATCTACACCAATTACTTTAGGGTTAGGTGCAGCATTAAAAACAAGTGCAGACTTTGAAGGCCAAATGTCTCGAGTTGGAGCGATTGCGCAAGCAAGCAGTAAAGACTTGAAAAGCATGTCTAATCAAGCAGTTGACTTAGGAGCTAAAACCAGTAAAAGTGCTAACGAAGTTGCTAAAGGTATGGAAGAATTGGCAGCTTTAGGCTTTAATGCCAAACAAACAATGGAGGCTATGCCAGGTGTTATCAGTGCAGCAGAAGCAAGTGGTGCAGAAATGGCTACAACTGCAACTGTAATGGCTTCAGCGATTAACTCTTTCGGTTTAAAAGCATCTGATGCAAATCATGTTGCTGATTTACTTGCGAGATCAGCAAATGATAGTGCTGCAGATATTCAGTACATGGGAGATGCATTGAAGTATGCTGGTACTCCTGCAAAAGCATTAGGAGTTTCAATAGAGGACACTTCCGCAGCAATTGAAGTTTTATCTAACTCAGGTTTAGAGGGTTCTCAAGCAGGTACTGCCCTAAGAGCTTCATTTATCAGGCTAGCTAATCCAAGTAAAAATACAGCTAAGGAAATGAAAAAATTAGGTATTCATTTGTCTGATGCTAAAGGTCAATTTGTTGGCATGGGTGAATTGATTAGACAGTTCCAAGATAATATGAAAGGCATGACGAGAGAACAAAAACTAGCTACAGTGGCTACAATAGTTGGTACTGAAGCAGCAAGTGGATTTTTAGCCTTGATTGAAGCGGGACCAGATAAAATTAATAGCTATAGTAAATCCTTAAAGAATTCCAATGGCGAAAGTAAAAAAGCAGCAGATTTGATGAAAGATAATCTCAAAGGCGCTCTGGAACAATTAGGTGGCGCTTTTGAATCATTAGCAATCGAAGTCGGTAAAGATTTAACGCCTATGATTAGAGCAGGAGCGGAAGGTTTAACAAAATTAGTTGATGGATTTACACATCTCCCTGGTTGGGTTAGAAAAGCTTCAGTAGGATTAGCACTTTTTGGTGCAGCAATTGGACCTGCAGTTCTTGCTGGAGGGTTATTAATACGTACAGTTGGAAGTGCTGCTAAAGGATATGCGTCATTAAATAGACGTATTGCTGAAAATACAATCCTTTCAAATACTAATTCAAAAGCAATGAAATCTTTAGGTCTTCAAACATTATTTCTTGGTTCTACAACAGGAAAAACGTCAAAAGGCTTTAAAGGGTTAGCCGGAGCTATGATGTTTAATTTAAAACCTATAAATGTTTTGAAAAATTCTGCAAAGCTAGCAATTTTACCGTTCAAACTTTTGAAAAACGGTTTAGGATTAGCTGCAAAATCTTTATTTGCAGTAAGTGGAGGCGCAAGATTTGCGGGTGTAGCCTTAAGGTTTTTAACAGGACCTATAGGTGCTACAATAACTGCTATTACAATTGCGTATAAAGTTTTTAAAACCGCATATGATCGTGTGGAATGGTTCAGAAACGGTATTAACGGTTTAGGAGAAACTATAAAGTTTTTTGGTGGTAAAATTATTGGCGGCGCTGTTAGAAAGCTAGGAGAGTTTAAAAACTATCTTGGAAGTATCGGCAAAAGCTTCAAAGAAAAGTTTTCAAAAGATATGAAAGATGGTTATAAATCATTAAGCGACGATGACCTTCTCAAAGTAGGAGTCAACAAGTTTAAAGGATTTATGCAAACCATGGGCACAGCTTCTAAAAAAGCGTCTGATACTGTAAAAGTGTTAGGGAAAGGTGTTTCAAAAGAAACAGAAAAAGCTTTAGAAAAATATGTGCATTATTCTGAAGAAAATAGCAGAATCATGGAAAAAGTACGTTTAAACTCGGGTCAGATATCAGAAGACAAAGCAAAAAAACTTTTGAAAATTGAAACGGATTTATCTAATAACCTTATAGCTGAAATAGAAAAAAGAAATAAAAAGGAACTCGAAAAAACTCAAGAACTTATTGATAAGTATAGTGCATTCGATGAACAAGAAAAGCAAAACATTTTAACTCGAACTAAAGAAAAAAATGACTTGCGAATTAAAAAAGAGCAAGAACTCAATCAGAAAATCAAAGAATTGAAAGAAAAAGCTTTGAGTGATGGTCAGATTTCAGAAAATGAAAGAAAAGAAATTGAAAAGCTTGAAAATCAAAGACGTGATATCACTGTTAAAGAATTGAGTAAGACTGAAAAAGAGCAAGAGCGTATTTTAGTAAGAATGCAAAGAAACAGAAATGCTTATTCAATAGACGAAGCGAGCAAAGCAATTAAAGAAGCAGAAAAAGCAAGAAAAGCAAGAAAAAAAGAAGTGGACAAGCAATATGAAGATGATGTCATTGCTATAAAAAATAACGTCAACCTTTCTAAGTCTGAAAAAGATAAATTGTTAGCTATTGCTGATCAAAGACATAAAGATGAAGTAAGAAAAGCAAAATCTAAAAAAGATGCTGTAGTAGATGTTGTTAAAAAGCAAAATAAAGATATTGATAAAGAAATGGATTTATCCAGTGGACGTGTATATAAAAATACTGAAAAGTGGTGGAATGGCCTTAAAAGTTGGTGGTCTAACTTTAGAGAAGACCAAAAGAAAAAAAGTGATAAATACGCTAAAGAACAAGAAGAAACAGCTCGTAGAAACAGAGAAAATATAAAGAAATGGTTTGGAAATGCTTGGGACGGCGTAAAAAGTAAAACTGGCGAAGCCTTTAGTAAAATGGGCAGAAATGCTAATCATTTTGGCGGCGAAATGAAAAAAATGTGGAGCGGAATCAAAGGGATTCCAAGCAAATTAAGTTCAGGTTGGAGCTCAGCCAAAAGTTCTGTAGGATACCACACTAAGGCTATAGCTAATAGTACTGGTAAATGGTTTGGAAAAGCTTGGCAATCTGTTAAATCGACAACAGGAAGTATTTACAATCAAACTAAGCAAAAGTATTCAGATGCTTCAGATAAAGCTTGGGCGCATTCAAAATCTATTTGGAGAGGCACATCAAAATGGTTTAGCAATGCATATAAAAGTGCAAAGGGCTGGCTAACGGATATGGCTAATAAATCTCGCGCGAAATGGGATAATATTTCTAGTACAGCTTGGTCGAATGCAAAATCCGTTTGGAAAGGAACATCGAAATGGTTTAGTAACTCATACAAATCTTTAAAAGATTGGACTGGGGATATGTATTCAAGAGCCCACGATCGTTTTGATGCAATTTCAAGTTCGGCATGGTCTAACGCTAAATCAGTATTTAATGGTTTTAGAAAATGGCTATCAAGAACATATGAATGGATTAGAGATATTGGTAAAGACATGGGAAGAGCTGCGGCTGATTTAGGTAAAAATGTTGCTAATAAAGCTATTGGCGGTTTAAATAGCATGATTGGCGGTATTAATAAAATATCTAAAGCCATTACTGATAAAAATCTCATCAAGCCAATACCTACATTGTCTACTGGTACTTTAGCAGGAAAGGGTGTAGCTACCGATAATTCGGGAGCATTAACGCAACCGACATTTGCTGTATTAAATGATAGAGGTTCTGGAAACGCCCCAGGTGGTGGAGTTCAAGAAGTAATTCACAGGGCTGACGGAACATTCCATGCACCCCAAGGACGAGATGTGGTTGTTCCACTAGGAGTTGGAGATAGTGTAATAAATGCCAATGACACTCTGAAGTTACAGCGGATGGGTGTTTTGCCAAAATTCCATGGTGGTACGAAAAAGAAAGATTGGCTAGACCAACTTAAAGGTAATATAGGTAAAAAAGCAGGAGAATTTGGAGCTACAGCTAAAAACACAGCGCATAATATCAAAAAAGGTGCAGAAGAAATGGTTGAAGCGGCAGGCGATAAAATCAAAGATGGTGCATCTTGGTTAGGCGATAAAATCGGCGATGTGTGGGATTATGTACAACATCCAGGGAAACTAGTAAATAAAGTAATGTCAGGTTTAAATATTAATTTTGGAGGCGGAGCTAACGCTACAGTAAAAATTGCTAAAGGCGCGTACTCATTGCTCAAAAAGAAATTAGTAGACAAAGTAAAATCGTGGTTTGAAGATTTTGGTGGTGGAGGCGATGGAAGCTATCTATTTGAATATCCAATCTGGCAAAGATTTGGACGCTACACAGGTGGACTTAACTTTAATGGCGGTCGTCACTATGGTATAGACTTTGGTATGCCTTCTGGAACAAACGTTTATGCCGTTAAAGGTGGTATAGCAGATAAGGTATGGACTGATTACGGTGGCGGTAATTCTATACAAATTAAGACTGGTGCTAATGAATGGAACTGGTATATGCATTTATCTAAGCAATTAGCAAGACAAGGCCAACGTATTAAAGCTGGTCAACTGATAGGGAAATCAGGTGCTACAGGTAATTTCGTTAGAGGAGCACACTTACATTTCCAATTGATGCAAGGGTCGCATCCAGGGAATGATACAGCTAAAGATCCAGAAAAATGGTTGAAGTCACTTAAAGGTAGTGGCGTTCGAAGTGGTTCAGGTGTTAATAAGGCTGCATCTGCTTGGGCAGGCGATATACGTCGTGCAGCAAAACGAATGGGTGTTAATGTTACTTCGGGTGATGTAGGAAATATCATTAGCTTGATTCAACACGAATCAGGAGGAAATGCAGGTATAACTCAATCTAGTTCGCTTAGAGACATCAACGTTTTACAGGGCAATCCAGCAAAAGGATTGCTTCAATATATCCCACAAACATTTAGACATTATGCTGTTAGAGGTCACAACAATATATATAGTGGTTACGATCAGTTATTAGCGTTCTTTAACAACAGATATTGGCGCTCACAGTTTAACCCAAAAGGTGGTTGGTCTCCAAGTGGTCCAAGAAGATATGCGAATGGTGGTTTGATTACAAAGCATCAACTTGCTGAAGTGGGTGAAGGAGATAAACAGGAGATGGTTATCCCTTTAACTAGACGTAAACGAGCAATTCAATTAACTGAACAGGTTATGCGCATCATCGGTATGGATGGCAAGCCAAATAACATCACTGTAAATAATGATACTTCTACAGTTGAAAAATTGTTGAAACAAATTGTTATGTTAAGTGATAAAGGAAATAAATTAACAGATGCATTGATTCAAACTGTTTCTTCTCAGGATAATAACTTAGGTTCTAATGATGCAATTAGAGGTTTAGAAAAAATATTGTCAAAACAAAGTGGGCATAGAGCAAATGCAAATAATTATATGGGAGGTTTGACTAATTAATGCAATCTTTTGTAAAAATCATAGATGGTTACAAGGAAGAAGTAATAACAGATTTTAATCAGCTTATATTTTTAGATGCAAGGGCTGAAAGTCCAAACACCAATGATAACAGTGTAACTATTAACGGAGTAGATGGTATTTTACCGGGCGCAATTAGTTTTGCGCCTTTTTCATTAGTATTAAGGTTTGGCTATGATGGTATAGATGTTATAGATTTAAATTTATTTGAGCATTGGTTTAGATCTGTGTTTAATCGCAGACATCCTTATTATGTTATTACTTCTCAAATGCCTGGTGTTAAATATGCAGTGAATACAGCTAATGTTACATCTAATTTAAAAGATGGTTCTTCAACTGAAATTGAAGTAAGTTTAAATGTTTATAAAGGGTATTCTGAATCAGTTAATTGGACCGATAGCGAGTTCTTATTCGACTCTAATTGGATGTTTGAAAATGGAATTCCTCTTGATTTCACACCTAAATATACTCATACATCAAATCAATTTACTATTTGGAACGGTTCTACTGATACGATAAATCCACGATTCAAGCACGATTTGAAAATATTAATTAATTTAAATGCGAGTGGAGGATTTGAACTGGTTAACTATACAACAGGTGATATTTTTAAGTACAACAAAAGTATAGATAAAAACACTGATTTTGTTTTAGATGGTGTGTATGCATATCGAGATATAAATAGAGTGGGAATTGATACAAATAGGGGCATTATAACATTAGCGCCAGGTAAAAATGAATTTAAGATTAAAGGAGACGTCAGTGATATTAAAACTACATTTAAGTTTCCTTTTATTTATAGGTAGGTGATTTAATGGATTATCATGATCATTTATCAGTAATGGATTTTAATGAATTGATTTGTGAAAATTTACTAGATGTAGATTATGGTTCTTTTAAAGAATATTATGAACTGAATGAAGCTAGGTACATCACCTTTACAGTTTATAGAACTACTCATAATAGTTTTGTTTTTGATTTATTGATTTGTGAAAACTTCATAATTTATCATGGTGAAAAATATACAATTAAGCAGACAGCGCCAAAGGTTGAAGGTGATAAGGTTTTTATTGAAGTTACGGCATATCACATAATGTATGAATTTCAAAATCACTCAGTGGAATCAAATAAGCTTGATGACGACAGTAGCGAAACTGGTAAAACGCCAGAATACTCTTTAGATGAGTACTTAAGATATGGATTTGCAAATCAAAAAACGTCAGTCAAGATGACCTATAAAATAATTGGAGATTTTAAAAGAAAAATACCAATTGATGAATTAGGTAATAAAAATGGCTTAGAATATTGTAAAGAAGCAGTAGATTTGTTTGGTTGTATTATTTATCCAAATGATACGGAGATATGTTTTTATTCTCCTGAAACATTTTATCAAAGAAGCGAGAAAGTGATTCGATATCAATATAATACTGATACTGTATCTGCAACTGTCAGTACATTGGAATTAAGAACAGCTATAAAAGTTTTTGGAAAAAAGTATACAGCTGAGGAAAAGAAAAATTATAATCCTATTAGAACAACTGACATTAAATATTCAAATGGTTTTATAAAAGAAGGTACTTATCGTACCGCAACAATTGGGTCTAAAGCTACTATTAACTTTGATTGCAAGTATGGTAATGAAACAGTTAGATTTACAATAAAAAAGGGCTCTCAAGGTGGAATATATAAGTTGATTTTAGACGGCAAGCAAATTAAGCAAATTTCTTGTTTTGCTAAGTCGGTTCAGTCTGAAACAATAGATTTAATAAAAAATATTGATAAAGGCAAGCACGTTTTAGAAATGATATTTTTAGGAGAAGACCCCAAAAATAGAATTGATATATCTTCAAATAAAAAAGCTAAGCCTTGTATGTATGTTGGAACTGAAAAATCAACAGTCTTAAATTTAATTGCTGACAACTCAGGTCGCAATCAATACAAAGCAATTGTTGACTACGTCGCAGATAGTGCAAAGCAGTTTGGGATTCGATATGCTAATACGCAAACAAATGAAGATATCGAAACACAGGATAAGCTGTTAGAATTTGCAAAAAAGCAAATAAATGATACTCCTAAGACTGAATTAGATGTTAATTATATAGGTTATGAAAAAATAGAGCCAAGAGATAGCGTATTCTTTGTTCATGAATTAATGGGATATAACACTGAATTAAAGGTTGTTAAACTTGATAGGTCACATCCATTTGTAAACGCAATAGATGAAGTGTCTTTCAGCAATGAAATAAAGGATATGGTACAAATTCAACAAGCGCTTAACAGACGAGTTATTGCACAAGATAATAGATATAACTATCAAGCAAATCGTATAAATCATTTATACACTAGTACTTTGAATTCTCCTTTCGAGACAATGGATATAGGGAGTGTATTAATATAATGGCAACAGAAGAAGTTAAAATCAAAGCGCTACTTGAAAACGATAAACAGTACTTTCCAGCTACACATTGGAAAGCTATAAATGGGATACCTTATGCAGGCAGTAGTGATATTGATGGATTGCCTCAAGACGGTATCATTTCGGTAGATGATAAAAATAAATTAGATAATTTAAAAATAGGCGAAGCAGGAATTATTCAAAATAGCATTGTACAGAAATCCCCAAACGGTAAATTGTGGAAAATAACAGTTGACGATAGTGGGAAACTTGGTACAGTGCTATTTTATTAGAAAGGAAGGTGCATTATGGAAAATTTGTATTTAATAAAGGATTTGGGAGCTTTAGCAGGTCGAGATTATAGAGCTAAGGAAATACAAAACTTACAAAGAATAGAGCAATTTGCGCTTGGCTTGACAACAGAGTTTAAGTTGCATCAGAAAGCTAAAACAATTCAACACTTCGCTGAGCAAATTTATTATAATGGTAGATCGCAAGCAGCAGTAAACAAATCTTTACAAAGTCAAATTAACGCACTTGTTGTGGCACCACGTAATAACAGTGCTAATGAGATTGTTCAAGCTCGAGTTAATGTAAACGGCGAAACCTTTGACACATTAAAAGAACATTTAGACGATTGGGAAACCAAAACTCAAATTAATATTAAAAAGAGGAAACTATAAGAGAATTAAATAAGACCAAACAAGAAATTCTTGATATCGAGTATCGTTTTGAACCTGATAAGCAAGAATTTTTATTTGTGACAGAACTTGCACCTCTTACAAATGCAGTAATGCAATCCTTCTGGTTTGATAATAGAACAGGCATAGTATACATGACACAAGCTAGAAATAATGGCTATATGCTAAGTCGTCTAAGACCTAATGGTCAATTTATAGACAGCTCATTGATTGTAGGTGGGGGTCATGGTACACATAACGGTTATAGATATATTGATGATGAGTTATGGATTTATAGTTTTATCTTAAATGGTAATAATGAGAATACATTAGTTCGTTTCAAGTATACGCCTAATGTGGAAATTAGCTATGGCAAGTATGGTATGCAAGATGTATTTACAGGACACCCAGAAAAACCCTACATCACCCCTGTCATAAATGAAAAAGAAAATAAAATTCTATACAGAATTGAGAGACCTAGAAGTCAGTGGGAACTTGAAAACTCAATGAATTATATAGAGATAAGAAGTTTAGATGATGTTGATAAAAATATTGATAAAGTTTTGCATAAAATCAGTATCCCTATGAGACTAACAAACGAAACCCAACCAATGCAGGGTGTGACTTTTGATGAAAAATACTTGTATTGGTATACAGGAGACAGTAATCCAAATAATAGAAACTATTTAACAGCTTTCGATTTAGAAACAGGAGAAGAAGTGTATCAGGTTAATGCTGACTATGGTGGAACACTAGATTCATTTCCTGGCGAATTTGCGGAAGCAGAAGGTTTGCAAATATACTATGACAAAGATAGTGGTAAAAAAGCTTTGATGCTAGGTGTTACTGTCGGTGGTGATGGAAATAGAACACATCGTATTTTCATGATTGGGCAAAGAGGTATTTTAGAAATACTTCACTCAAGAGGCGTTCCTTTTATCATGAGTGACACAGGTGGTAGAGTTAAACCTTTACCAATGAGGCCTGATAAACTTAAGAATCTTGGGATGTTAACAGAGCCAGGTCTTTACTATTTATACACTGATCATACAGTTCAAATCGATGATTTCCCATTACCAAGAGAATGGCGTGATGCAGGTTGGTTCTTGGAAGTTAAGCCACCACAAACTGGCGGTGATGTAATTCAGATATTGACGCGTAATAGTTATGCAAGGAATATGATGACTTTTGAAAGGGTTCTTTCTGGAAGAACTGGAGACATTTCGGACTGGAATTATGTGCCTAAAAATAGTGGTAAATGGGAGAGAGTACCTTCATTCATCACAAAAATGTCAGATATTAACATAGTAGGCATGTCGTTTTATTTAACTACGGATGATACAAAACGTTTTACAGATTTTCCAACTGAACGTAAAGGGGTAGCTGGTTGGAACTTATATGTAGAAGCTTCAAACACAGGTGGCTTTGTTCATAGGCTAGTTCGTAATAGTGTTACAGCATCTGCTGAGATACTATTGAAAAATTATGATAGTAAAACAAGTTCAGGGCCATGGACTTTACACGAAGGGAGAATTATAAGTTAATGAGTAATTTAGAGAAATCTGTAGCTATAAATTTAGAAAACACAGCGCATTATGAAAATATTTCAAATCTAGATATAACTTTTAGAACAGGAGAGAGTGATTCTTCTGTTCTTCTTTTTAATATCATTAAAAATAATCAACCGTTATTACTGAGTGAAGAAAATATCAAAGCACGAATAGCGATTCGAGGTAAAGGAGTAATGGTAGTTGCTCCACTAGAAATATTAGATCCATTTAAAGGTATTTTAAAATTTCAATTACCTAATGATGTAATTAAACGAGATGGAAGTTATCAAGCTCAAGTTTCGGTTGCAGAATTAGGTAATTCAGACGTGGTAGTTGTCGAGAGAACTATCACATTTAACGTTGAAAAAAGTTTGTTTAGCATGATTCCATCTGAAACAAAATTACACTATATTGTTGAATTTCAGGAATTAGAAAAAACTATTATGGATCGCGCGAAAGCAATGGACGAGGCTATAAAAAACGGTGAGGATTATGCGAGTCTGATTGAAAAAGCTAAAGAAAAAGGTCTATCAGATATTCAAATAGCAAAATCTTCAAGTATTGATGAATTAAAGCAACTTGCTAATAGCCGTATATCTGATTTGGAAAATAAAGCGCAAGCATATTCAAGAACATTCGATGAGCAAAAGCGATATATGGATGAGAAACATGAGGCTTTCAAGCAGTCAGTGAATAGTGGTGGTTTAGTCACAAGTGGTTCTACTTCAAATTGGCAAAAAGCTAAGATTACTAAAGACGACGGTAAAATAACACAGATTACTGGATTTGATTTTAATAATCCAGAACAAAGAGTAGGAGATTCAACCCAATTTATTTACGTCTCACAAGCCATAAATTATCCAAGAGGCGTAAGCACTAATGGTATTGTCGAATATTTAGTAGTAACTTCCGACTACAAACGTATGACATATCGTCCAAATGGTACAAATAAAGTATTTGTTAAGAGAAAAGAAGCAGGTTCTTGGTCTGATTGGTCAGAATTAGCCCTTAATGATTACAATACGCCTTTTGAAACTGTTCAAAACGCGCAATCAAAAGCTAATACGGCTGAAAGCAACGCCAAACTATACACAGATGACAAGTTTAATAAAAGATATTCAGTTATTTTTGATGGGACGGCAAATGGCGTTGGCTCAACATTATATCTTAATGAAAGTTTAGATCAATTTATTTTGTTAATTTTTTATGGAACTTTTCCAGGGGGAGATTTTACTGAGTTTGGCAACCCCTTTGGTGGCGGGAAAATTTCATTGAACCCATCAAATTTACCGGATAATGACGGTAACGGTGGAGGCGTTTATGAGTTTGGGTTAACTAAATCTAGTCGTACATCTTTAACAATATCGAACGATGTTTATTTCGACTTAGGAAGTCAAAGAGGTTCTGGTGCCAATGCAAATAGAGGAACAATCAACAAAATTATAGGAGTGAGAAAATAATGCAAATATTAGTTAACAAGCGTAATGAGATAATTTCATACGCTATCATTGGTGGCTTTGAAGAAGGTATTGATATTGAAAATTTACCAGAAAATTTCTCTCAAGTTTTTAGACCTAAAGCCTTTAAATATTCAAATGGGGAAATAGTTTTTAACGAAGATTATTCAGAAGAAAAAGATGACTTGCATCAACAGATTGACAGTGAAGAACAAAACACAGTCGCTTCTGATGACATCTTACGAAAAATGGTTGCTAGTATGCAGAAACAAGTTGTTCAAAGTACAAAGTTATCGATGCAAGTTAATAAGCAAAATGCACTAATGGCAAAACAACTTGTGACACTTAATAAAAAATTAGAAGAGGTTAAAGGAGAGACTGAAAATGCTTAAATTAATTTCACCAACATTCGAAGATATTAAAACATGGTATCAATTGAAAGAATATAGTAAAGAAGATATAGCGTGGTATGTAGATATGGAAGTTATAGATAAAGAGGAATATGCAATTATTACAGGAGAAAAGTATCCAGAAAATCTAGAATCATAGACCAAGAGTCTATGGCTTTTTAATTTGAATAAAGTGGGTGGTGTAATGTTTGGATTTACCAAACGACACGAACAAGATTGGCGTTTAACGCGATTAGAAGAAAATGATAAGACTATGTTTGAAAAATTCGACAGAATAGAAGACAGTCTTAGAGCGCAAGAAAAGATTTATGACAAATTAGATAGAAATTTTGAAGAATTAAAGCGCGACAAAGAAGAAGATGAAAAAAATAAGGAAAAAAATGCCAAAAACATTAGAGACATTAAGATGTGGATTCTAGGATTAATAGGGACGATTCTAAGTACATTTGTTATAGCCTTGTTAAAAACTATTTTTGGCATTTAAAGGAGGTGATTACCATGCTTAAGGGAATTTTAGGATATAGCTTTTGGGCGTGTTTCTGGTTTGGTAAGTGTAAGTAATATTTAAGAGTCAGTGCTTCGGCACTGGCTTTTTATTTTGGATAAAAGGAGCAAACAAATGGATGCAAAAGTAATAACAAGATACATCGTATTGATCTTAGCATTAGTAAATCAATTCTTAGCGAATAAAGGTATAAGTCCGATACCAGTAGATGAAGAAAGTGTTTCATCGATTATCTTAACAGTTGTTGCTTTATATACTACATATAAAGATAATCCAACATCTCAAGAAGGGAAATGGGCGAATCAAAAATTAAAGAAATATAAAGCTGAAAGTAAATATAGAAAAGCAACAGGACAAGCACCTATTAAAGAAGTAATGACACCTACGAATATGAACGACACAAATGATTTAGGGTAGGTGGTTGATATATGTTAATGACAAAAAATCAAGCAGAAAAATGGTTTGACAATTCATTAGGGAAACAATTCAACCCAGATGGTTGGTATGGATTTCAATGTTACGATTACGCAAATATGTTTTTTATGTTGGCAACAGGCGAAAGGTTACAAGGTTTATACGCTTATAATATTCCATTTGATAATAAAGCAAGGATTGAAAAATACGGGCAAATAATTAAAAACTATGATAGCTTTTTACCGCAAAAGTTGGATATTGTCGTTTTCCCGTCAAAGTATGGTGGCGGAGCTGGACACGTTGAAATTGTTGAGAGCGCAAATTTAAACACTTTTACATCGTTTGGCCAAAATTGGAATGGTAAAGGTTGGACAAATGGCGTTGCGCAACCTGGTTGGGGTCCTGAAACTGTTACAAGACATGTTCATTACTACGACGACCCAATGTATTTTATTAGATTAAATTTCCCTGACAAAGTAAGTGTTGGGAATAAAGCTAAAAGCGTTATTAAGCAAGCAACTGCCAAAAAGCAAGCAGTAATTAAACCTAAAAAAATTATGCTTGTAGCCGGTCATGGTTATAACGATCCTGGAGCAGTAGGAAACGGAACAAACGAACGCGATTTTATCCGTAAATATATAACGCCTAATATCGCTAAGTATTTAAGACATGCAGGTCACGAAGTTGCATTATATGGTGGCTCAAGTCAATCACAAGATATGTATCAAGATACTGCTTACGGTGTTAATGTAGGAAATAATAAAGATTATGGCTTATATTGGGTTAAATCACAGGGGTATGACATTGTTCTAGAGATTCATTTAGACGCAGCAGGAGAAAGTGCAAGTGGTGGGCATGTTATTATTTCAAGTCAATTCAATGCAGATACTATTGATAAAAGTATACAAGATGTTATTAAAAATAACTTAGGACAAATAAGAGGTGTAACACCTCGTAATGATTTACTGAACGTTAATGTATCAGCAGAAATAAATATCAATTATCGTTTATCTGAATTAGGTTTTATTACTAATAAAAAAGATATGGATTGGATTAAGAAGAATTATGACTTGTATTCTAAATTAATAGCTGGTGCGATTCATGGTAAGCCTATAGGTGGTTTGGTAGCTGGTAATGTTAAAACATCAGCTAAGAACCAAAAAAAACCACCAGTGCCAGCAGGTTATACACTTGATAAGAATAATGTGCCTTATAAAAAAGAGGATGGTAATTACACAGTTGCCAATGTTAAAGGTAATAACGTAAGGGACGGCTATTCAACTAATTCAAGAATTACAGGTGTATTACCTAATAACGCAACAATCAAATATGACGGCGCATATTGCATCAATGGCTATAGATGGATTACTTATATTGCTAATAGTGGACAACGTCGTTATATAGCGACAGGAGAGGTAGACAAGGCAGGTAATAGAATAAGTAGTTTTGGTAAGTTTAGCACGATTTAGTATTTACTTAGAATAAAAATTTTGCTACATTAATTATAGGGAATCTTACAGTTATTAAATAACTATTTGGATGGATGTTAATATTCCTATACACTTTTTAACATTACTCTCAAGATTTAAATGTGCGTAACTGGCAGGTACTTCGGTACTTGCCTATTTTTTTATGTTATAGCTAGCCTTCGGGCTAGTTTTTTGTTATGATGTGTTACACATGCATCAACTATTTACATCTATCCTTGTTCACCCAAGCATGTCACTGGGTGTTTTTTTCTTACGATAGAGAGCATAGTTTTCATACTACTCCCCGTAGTATATATGACTTTAGCATTCCCGTATAACAGTTTACGGGGTGCTTTTTATGTTATACTTACTTTTATATAGTAGGAGTGAACTATATAGCCGGGCAGAGGCCATGTATCTGACTGTTGGTCCCACAGGAGACATCTTCCTTGTCATCACTCGATACATATATCTTAACAACATAGAAATGTTACATTCGCTACAACCGTATCTTAATCGATACGGTTATATTTATTCCCCTACAACCAACAAAACCACAGATCCTATTAATTTAGGGTTGTGGTTATTTTTTGCGTTTTTTTGGGGCAAAAAAAGGGCAGATTATTTGAAAAAGGGCAAACGCTTGTGGAAAATCTAAAAGGTTAAAAATGACAAAAGCCTTGATACAACAGTGTTTTTGGACGCTCGTGTACGTTAGAGAATGACCGGTTTACCATCATACAAGGATGGGATCATGTCGATTTTATCGGTGTGGACTTCCTGGATTTCAAACGTAAAGGTGCAGAACTTGCCAACTTCTATACAGGTATTATAAATGACTTGTTGCGTGTGGAAGCGACTGAAAGTAAAGGAACACAATTGAAAGCAAGTTAAATTCATCTTCTGAATTTAATAGGCTATGTAAATCGTGCTGTTATCATGGCACATCAGATATAAGTAGCATCACAGTGTTGAATTTCAAAATAGTAAAGTGAAATAAAGCGCCTGTCTCATTAGCGAAAACTAAAGGGACAGGCGTATCTGTTTATGAGCTTAATAAATTGTATGAATAATATGGTTGATCGAATAACTGTTTATCATGATGATAAATTGAGTTTTTTAAAATAATGATATATTACACCATTGTTATAGCGTTTAAGAAATCAACAACTTTACGATAAATAGTGATTGCTTCGTCATTAGGTCTACGATCAAAATCATGCTCGTTTTTATTCACGCGTTCAAATGTTGAATGTGGAACATGATTCATGATATGTTCGCTTTCCTCAACGGGAACATCATAATCGCCATTACAATGCGCAATGAAAACAGGTGGAAGTGTTTTAAGTTCATCTGGTGCAATATTATATTTTGAATCAGTATAATCAGCAATGTTAATCATATTTATCCATTTACCTGTGCCACGTGCATAAACGTAGATTAAAAAACGTTGTGCGATTTGATCTTGAACAACCGGTGTTGGTGAAGTGAGTTGTGCAATCATTGTTTCGTTTATGCTTTGAGCTATTTTTGCGTAATAACTATTAGTTGTTTTAAAAGGTTCAGTGTTGATGCGACTATAACCATAAAAATCAATAACACCATCAATATCTCTGTCTCGTGCAATTAATAGACTTAAATATGCACCTGATGATCTGCCAAAGGTAAAAATAGGGCAATTAGAATATTGTGATTGAATCGCATCGAATGATGCGTAGACATCCTCAATAATGCAATCGAGACTTACTTCTGGTAATAAACGATAACTTAGTTGAATTAAATCGTAATGTTCCGTAAGGATATCGATATACTGTGGGGATAAATCGTTAGCTTTACCGAACATTAATCCACCACCGTGGATGTAGACAATAACGCCTTTTGTTGGTTGATTTTTTGCTTTAATAATTGTGTAAGGTAATGCAAATGCATCTTTAGTAATTACTTTATATTTAATTTCAGTCAC